CTAGATAGTTTTATCACTTTTAAATCACTCATATGTCTACTACTTCACAGACTCCTGCACTGCAAGCTAGTTCTTGAGAAGCCTTTGTGTTATCCTCTTTTTCATAGTTATCAAACTCTTTCCAATCAATAGACGAAGGCATATCAGCACACAGTTTCTTGTACTCTTCTTTTGTGCTATCCTGATACGGTGCTTGTCTGTAGCTGTGATCAGAAAAGGGAAGAAAACTGATGCCACTTAAACTGTCGAAGTTATCGTAGCACCAGCTTCCCACCTTAATCCATTCATGCTCTTTAACGCTTACCGTTACAGAAGGTTTATGCTCACACCAATGGTCGCTAAACCGCTTCCATACGTGTAGTTGCTCCAGAGCCGTCATGTCAGTCCGACAGATTGCAGCATCAGGTGATTTGAAAGGAAAGGAAAAAACCACCGTATTGCTAGGACTGTTAAAATCAGGTTCACTTGGAATGTTTTGATTCATCAAGAATTGAGTTAACGAATCTTTAACATCCCCACGCACAGTTCTTACATAGTACGGAGCGTGTCGAGCATGAATGCCACTGGCAGAGTCGGTGAGTTGGCTGACCGTACCAGAGGGTTTAACACAAGTTGTAGCTGTTGACTGAGGAATGCCAAGAGTTTTTGACCACTTCTTGTTAGTAGCTATCACTGTATCTTTTAACAGTTTTAGCGTCTTCTCGGAATCGGATCTATGTAGTATTGTGCAATCCATAATTCCTGTCAAGGACACGCCAAGTAACCGTTCCTCTTCGGTGTTACTACGCCAGCGTGTTCTAAGATATTTAAAGTCTGTGAGTGTTGCTTGTAATGTACCAAGTATAGAAGCAAGCTCTGCTTTTCTCTGTAGTGTCTTAACAGTATCATCTGCTCTGCATACAACTTCAGACAGATTGCAGAATTGATTAGGACGTAGAATAATCTCACTACAAGGATTAGTTCCAAAGTCACCATGTTCTTCTCTTCGGCCATTGCTTGTTGCCTTGTTAGTAGCGGCTACTCTGTTAAATATTCCACGCTCTCCAGATTTACTCTCGTACAACGAAAGCCATTCCTTCATGAAAGAAGACGGATCAGGAGTTTCTGTATACGCAACTGAATTGTTTGATAATGCTCTATGAGGATACATATGCCACCAATCACCAGATTTAGCAGAACGCATACGATCATCAGTAAGATTACTAAGAGAAAGAAGAGCAGAGCGCCTAACACCTCCAACAACCACCACTTCGCCTGTTTTACATACGAGATCATGACACTCAATAGACGTAAGTTTTCTTCCATGTGCATTTTTAAACATTCCTATCGCGAACTCAAACAAGTCCTGTAGTGGTTCAGGTCCAGAAGCGCGACCACCAAAGGTCTTTAAACGTTCTCCTGCAGGTCTTATTTTGGAGAAGTCTAGTTTAGGTACTCTGTTACTGTACAAGAATCCAATAAGATCTTTAAAACTTCTTGCCCAGCCTTCCTTAGAATCAGCAACACTTATAACGTCTTCTGTGTCTTCAAACGGTTGATCAGGTATAGTAGGAAGGCTGTTAATATACTGTCGCTCTACAGAGAATCCTACTCCTGTACCGTTCATAAGAATATACAGTACTTCATCAAAAGCTTTAGGACTGTCTATAGGTATGTACGAACAGTTGTACCCTGCAATGTTCTCTCTTTTTAGAGCTGGCCCTGCAGTCATAAGAGAGCGCATAGAAGGCATAACCTGTAGCTGTAAAATTGCTAACTTGACCTGCTTGATAGTATCATCTTTGGACAGGTCTACGTCTGTCGTGTACTTTACGTGATCGACCATGAAGTTAAAGAACCTTGAAACAGTCTCAGGCCATGTCTCTCTACGATTTTCTTCATCAACCCAACGAGCATAGCGGCTCTTGTGTATAAACTTTTGGTAATCTGTCGGTAACTCACTCATCAATCTTTTCCTCTAATCTTTTTAAGTACCACAGCCCTTTGGCTATGTCTTGTTTTGGTTTTCCTTTGTGCTTGTAGCGAATTATGTATTTCATGGCGTTTCCTTTGAGGTAGCCTTGAAACTCATCTGAAGTCATAGACATTTCTATCAGGTCTATAGCTTCTATGTCAAGCATGTTATAGTGTGCTGGACTATTTACTACATCTTCTTCCTTTTTTTTGTTCTCGTGTTCTTTAGGTTCCAGTTTTACGGATACAAAAGCTTTTCCTAAAGACTTTTTTACTACATCGTTACTCATCTTCTTCACCTTGGTCTTCTTCAGGTCTGTAGCTATCTAGTGATACAACGTTACCGCCTACCTTTCTATCGTCTCTTTCAAGAGCCTGATACCCTAAGTCTAGTAAACTTTCTACATCGTTGCTTATAATGTCTGTAAGACCTCTTCCTATTACTTGACATATGTTGGGTTCTGTTTTTGGATCGTTAGCAGTTGTGTCAAGACAGAACATAGAGAACGTTTCAGTATCTTCTTTGTTAAGCTCAAGAACAAGATAGACCCTATTATCTTTTAATAGTTTCTTTTCTTCTTGAAGTATCTCATTTATTCGGTCTTCATCCATGCTCTTGGCACTTCCCCTTCTGCGTATTTGAATCCGTGTTTGTCACACCAACCAGCATACGTTGTTTTTGATCCTGTGTAAAGTTTATTTTTACAGTTTTGAAAAATAAATCGAATGTCAAGATCAGGATGTTGTTCCTTGATACGCTTATGTTTTGCTCTGTCAGCTTCTGTAAAACGTCCCTTAGTTTCTATTAAGATGTCGTAGTCTTTTAAGTAGAAGTCAGGGTTGTAGGTACGTTCCTTTGGAGTGTACTTTATCTTTACGGTTTCATACTCGTACTTGATCTTGTTTCTGTCAAGAAATATTGCAAAGTTGCTTTCAAAGTTTGATCTAAAGCGTTTCATACTGTACCATTAATACTTGTTTTCAATTAAAGTCCTTCTAGTTTGATAGGGCTGTGTCGTGTGTAGAATCTTGACAGCGTAAAAGAAACGTGTTTCCACACTTCAACAGAGTGTTCTTTTATTCTGTTTATTGAGAAGTCATCATGATCCAATGACTCTCTACAGAGGACACCGTATACTCTTTCACGGTTACCACCTAAGACCTTCATAATCTTATCATACGAGTCTGTAAATTCATTCTTAAAGGCATCTAACTCTGAGTCCTTCCAAAAAGACTCTGGAGATGTTCCACCGTGTTTCTTTATAACAATTGGAAGAGCATTAGACATAGCTCGAAACCTATGATTAACATCAGGATCTCCTATTCTTTTGCGGTGATCAGCATAGACAAACAACACGTTTTTGTTATCAGCTATGTCAGCGTCACTCAGTTTATAGATAGATATGAGAGGCATGGCTCTTCAACTCCTCTGTCACGATCCACATAAATTAAATCAATTTTTAGTCCGTATTTTTCTAATAATATATCATTAAGTTTCTTTTGTCTTTTGTTTAGAACTTTGTGAATTTTTGTATTATCTAAATTTCTTCTAGTAGTAGTTTTGACTTCTATAAAATGAATGTCTCCTTTTATTGGATGAACTGCTATAAAATCTATAGGGCTTTGTCGACTTTCTGGATAAACTTGATAACCTTTCTTCATAAACCATACTTGAGCTTGTAACTCAGAACACTTACCTAGAGCATGTCTTTTTCCTACTTCCTCTGTCATATCTTTTTTAATTGTCAAACCTACTCACCTTCTTTGCAAGGTCTAGCAGTAGTAACAGGCCCAAGTACACCATCCTTGTCTAGTTGTTTCCACCAGATGTACTGACCTACGACTCTGTCTCCTGCCATATCAAAAGCATAAGAACCCTTGCTAGGTGTTTCAGTAACTACGTGACACCCTATCCAGACATAACCTGTACCTTCGTTTGCCGCCCTTTGTCCAGCAGAACACGCTGACAATACCAAAAGTACTAGAATACTACAAATCTTTCTCATCACTATCTCCTTCTTCTGTAAGTTCAAGGTCACGTTCTCTCATACGACCATCTTCAAAATCGTAGAATAGTTTTGCACTGAGTCCTGTAAGACCAGAAAATCTATTCTTAATAATCCTTATATACGTTGTGTGCCTCTCAAGTAAATCATCTGCTTGACCGTTACGTTCTAAGCCTATTACAATGTCACTCAGTTGACCAATACTTGCGGAACCTCTGAGATCAGATAACGAGGTATTGAGTCCTTCCTCGTGAGATTGTCCGTTAGATGGTCTACGTAGGTGCGACACAGTAATAAGACATATGTTAAGTTCTTGTACAACAGTCCGTAGCTTGGTCATGCACTCGTCTATTGTTCTACGCTCATCAAAGCTGTGTTCCTGTGAACTTACAAGAATACTAATATGATCTAAGACTATGTACTTACACTTCACAGCTTTAGCAAAGTAACGAATACGAGACAGTATGTTATCTATACTGTTAGAGCCAAAGTGATCAAAGAAGAAGTAACGTCCAGACCCCACAGTGTCTTTGTAGGCTCTCTCGTACTCCTCGTTGGTGTATTCTGTAGTCGGGAGATGTAGTTGTTTACCCAGCTCAAGGCTCATCATGGCTTCGGCTGTGTTACGTACACTTTCCTCCATAAACATCATACCAATGTTATCGTCAGTGTTCTTGTAGATATGCTCAATGATCTCTCGAAGAAAGCTACTTTTACCTATGCCTGTACCAGCGCAGACTGTGATCAACTCGCCCATACGAATGCCGTAGGTCATCTTATTCATGCCTTCATACGGATAATTAACAGCAGTCTTTGCTGGACCTTCTTTTAGTTTGTCCCAAAGATCAGTACCTGCAATGATACCGTCTGGAGTGTATCTTTCAGCAGACCACCAGCAGTTGATGAAGTCATCAGTCTTGTTTGCTATAAGATAATCGTTAGCGTCTTTCAGCTTGAGTTTCATTACTTTAGCTTTAGGCGCTAGTAACTCAGCTATCTTCTTGGAAGCTTCTTTTCCAGGTCTGTCGTTATCAAAGCACAGTATTATGTTTTCGTAGCCCATCAGAAACTCGAAAGAGTTCTCTATGTCTTTTACTGCACTACCTGCACCGTTCTTAATAGACACAACAGGCCACTTAGAACCCATCATCTCATAGGCTGCAAGAGCGTCTAGTTCTCCTTCACACAAGGTAATGTACTTACCTTCCTTGCGACAGGTGTTCTGACCAAACAACACAACGTCTGACCAATCACCTACCGTCTTGAAGCTCTTACCACCTTCAGGATCAGTCAGTCTTATCTTGTTAGCTATCCACTCACCATCTTCATTACAATAGGGATAGTAATGTTTATAACCGTTAGGAGATACAGTAACATCGTATACATCACACGTTTCTTTACTTATGTTACGATCAGCGATAGCGACAATATCACCTCTGCTGAGAAGATCTGCTCTCATAGGTATATTGTCTAGTAACTTCTCAACCACTAATTCATCGGATGCTGGATGATACGTGGTGCAAGAGAAGCATTTAGTACTGCCATCTTCATTAATAACAAGCGCGTTACTACTGCCGCATTCACTACAAGGTTGATGTGTCTTTTCATATGCCATTTATTTTCACCAATGCTGAAATTATACCGTTAATAAATATCGACAAAGCAACACTATTAATAACAAGTAAAGCTCTGTCATTCCACACAATAGCAACGTAAGTCCAACCCAAAGTACCTACAAGATGAAAGAATAAGTTATAAGGAAAAATGTTTTGGCTGGTAAACGTCATGCCTATCATCAAAACTATTGATGAAGCCCACTTAACGTACCATGTTATATCTCTTTCCCTTACTTCTTTCGTCATTAGATTATCATTTCTTCAACTCTAGGTGCTTTTTCAACATGTGTGAAATACCTTGGACCGTTGGCATACGAGAATGCTCTCAAGCCCTTTCCTTCGTTGGCATCTTGCCAACACTCAAATTTATAATCACAATAAAAACAATTTTTGTCAAGTATTTTGTTACCTTGAGTACCATCTAGCACCTCTTCGTAACATTTATCAGGAATCTGTTTACTTTTTACAAGTTTCTTTAGGTGATCAATTCTTTTTCCTGCGTCTATCATTGTCAACTCATCAAGCTCTAACATGGTCATGTCGGCATTGTTTTTGTTGTACGCAAGAAAGTAACCGTTATCACCACCCTCTGCTTGAATGTAACCACTTAGCTGTGCAACGTAGCCAAAAGGATCGTCTTCATGCAGTGTGTTATTTTTAAATTTTTTAAAAGCAAAGTCGGAAGCAGACTTAACATCCACCATGACACCGTCTATCTTACAATCTATGTGTCCTTTGACACCATTCACTACAACTTCTTTTTGTCTGTCTGTTACACGATGACCTGCTTCTTGCACAAGTAATAACAGAAAAGACTCAACAAGGTTACCAAAGAAGAACTTTAATAGCGTCTGACCACCTAGCTCCTCCTGTGTTCCTTTGTTAATGTCGTACCACAGCTTACGATCTTTCTTTCCAATAGAGGACATCCGTAGATTGTTTGTTCTTTCTCTTTTGTCGTTGGATAGAAAGATATTTATGTCTTCACGCAACGCATTAAAGAACTCTTTTAAGTGCTTTTCATTAACACCTTCTTTGCCTTCTACTAAAAGCTTATGTATATCTGGTATTAACGTTACGATGTCGGCCATGATGATAGTTCCTTCAACTTAAAAAAATATGCTAGTAGCCCCAATCACCCCTCGCTCTAGCACCGATAGATCCTATTAACTATCCCTACCTACTTTTTCAGAACTCTCGTATGGCCTTGGTAAACCAAGTGTATAAAAGAGTTCCGACTCAGAACTTTAAAGGCAGTCTTTAAAGCTCTTCGTCACTACCGCCTTCAGACTCAAGTATGTTATCGTCTTCTAGCTCTTCTGGCTCTAACACATCGTCATTACCATTACCTGCATAAGCTACAAGTTTGAGAACCATCATCTTGTTTAAAGCTGCACTAATACCAGATTTACCTTTAAACGTCCAAGAGTAAGGATTAATAGATGCCTTAATCTTAGAACCATTGCCAATAAGAACAGAACCGTCCATAGGTTGCGCCATATTGTCCAATACTTTTGGAGCATACTTACTAGACTTAGCAGTAATGTATGAACCGTACTCTTTTTTGTTGTCTTGGCCTTTCTTTACTGTAAGACCACGTTTTTCCAGATCTTTAACGGTATCCTTGTCAAGATTACAAATATCAACTTGATACTTACCCGACATTTCATTTACATCAAAGACTGAGGCCCATTGAGCCGTTCCACGTACTATCATAGATTTAACCTTTTCTTTATTATCTACGTTTCAGATTTAAGTACCTTACTATACTTACTTTTTGTTGTCAACAACTTTATTCCAATAAATAATATTGTCAACGTTATCAGTGATGTCAGTCATCAAAACTTTGCTGATGACATCCTTACGAGTCTTACGCCTGTATATTTTATAAAGAGCTTCTTCAACAGATTTAACAAAAATAGGCGCAACAGCTTTTTCACAGAATTTTGTCAGCTCTATTCTATCCACTATGACAAAATCTTTCTTTCGTTCAAAGGCTATTTTGTCAGCTTCTCCATACAGCCAACCCTTTTTACCTGCAACGTTATGGAACTCGACCCATATCATTTGATCGTCGTACCACGTATCACCTCGTCTTGCTTTCTTACGTGCTTTTACATCTACAGAGAAGTCAGTGATGCCCTTTTCAGACTCCAAATGAAAATCAATATGTTCTACCATGTTACTGTAGACAGTAGCTTGTGTTACAATGTAACCATTCTTCTCTGCCAACTCAGCAAACATCTCTTCTGCTTCGTGACCATGCTTTAGTTCTAGTGCGTACTTGCCCATGTTCTTCCTACCTTTGCATCTGCGTTAAGTTGTAATCTTACACCAAGAAGTTGTCCAGCCTCTTGCATCATTTTGTCAGCACCTAAAACCATGCTGTCTACGTCGTCATTATGCACCTCGTATTGTAACTCATCGTGAATAGTGTTAACAAGGTGCGCGTTTAGTCTGTTACGTTTAATGTAGTGGTGCATACAGATACTCCATTGTTTACAAGAGATAGCTCCAGCACCTTGCAACAGTGTGTTCAATGCAGCGTGTTGATGTCTTATAAATATCCTTCTGCCATCAAGACCTTTAACATGACCTTTTTCTGAGATAGACTGAACTCTAGACATGAGGTTTTTTAAAGATGGCATATTACCTAGAAACTGCTTCTTCAACTGTGCGCCATCTCTTGATGTACCATTTACCACAGTACCTAGTTTCTCTGCACCAGCACCATATAGAAACGCATAGATGAAAGTCTTTGCTTGTGACCTTGTATCTAATCCAGCGGCCTTCTGATTAGCAGTGTGTGGATCACCGTGTAACACAATGTCCATGTAGTCCTCGTCGTTCATGTAGTGTGCTAACATCCTAAGTTCCAAGCCTTTAGCGTCCATGCCAACAATACTGTAATTGTCAGCATCTTCAACAGTAAAACATTCTCGACACTCCTTGCCGTAAGGTTTCTCAGAGGATACGACATTAGCCATATTAGGACTAGCATGTGTCATACGACCTGTTACTGCTCCAAGTGTGAAGACCTTACCATGAATGCGATTGTCAGCTTCACAAAACTTCAGCCAACTCTCTACAGTCTTCCAACGTGATTCTAACATCTTCCACTCTGCCAGCTTCTTTGCTGATGCTGGAGCATTGTCAGATATTGTTTCAAGGTTACGTTCACATATTTTAGGAGAACCTTTAGGTGTAAACATTACAGGACTCCATCCACACGAGTCTAGTCTCTCAATAATCTGTTTAGGGCTTGCAAGGTTGAATGGCTCGTATTTAAACAAGGATAACGCACCACCTACAGTCTCACAGTAGTTGTCAATAGTATTCAAGCCTACACTAGATACAGTACCGTCTTTCTTTATTCTTGGTGTTACTTCTCGTATGAATCGGGGTTTTGGTTTGAACTCTTGTTTGATCTCGTGTTCTATCTTCTTTGCTTTGCTGTACGTTTCTTCGAACAAATTGTCAGCCTTTTTACGATCAAGATAGAAACCGTGCTTAGACTGTAAGTTGATTATGTGTGCAATCTCATGTTCGAGTGTAATACATTTAGAAGAAAACTTAGAACCTTCTCGTTTAAGGTGTAGGTAAACCTTCTCTGTTAGTGCAACGTCACGTTTACAGTATATAACCATCTCTTCAGAGTATTGATCAAAGTCTGCGAACCCTAGCTTATCGAACGCAAGGCGCTTTCCCCACATACCTAATGAGTGACCACCATCTCTATCAGGATTAAACAAACGCGACATTATAAGAGTGTCACGTACTTGTCCTAACGTAATACAGGTACTCCATAGTCTGTTAAGAATAGGTATATCAAACTCTATGCCGTTATGTGTTATGATAGTATCATCTGTATTTATGAAAGAGAGGTCTTCTGGTTTAGTTGCAACCACCCACTCATCAGAACCTAATGTCTTAACGCATACGCACCAAATAGTAGTTGCATCTAAACTGTCTGTTTCTATGTCTAGTATGTATATTGCCATGTTTTCTGCCCTTTACTGCTTAATCTATTTATTAGTTGACATGCAAACTGTTACTTTGTATACTCCACCCAATTTCAACCTGTCAAGCATTTTTTTAGAAAAGGGAAATATAATGCAAAACGTACAATTCAAAAATAATATTGTCGAGTCAGTAGGTACTAAGTTTTTTACTGCTTGTTTCACTAAACAAAATGGTATCGAAAGAATAATGACCTGTCGGCTTGGTGTAACGAAACATCTTAAAGGTGGTGTTGATGTCAATACAACAGATTATCTCACTGTGTGGGAACCTGCTACAAAAGGTTATCGCAATGTCAGTCTCGATACGTTGCAGTGGATAAAGTGTCGCGGTGTAAGAATGGATGTATCGATATGAGTAAAACAAAACAAAGTAAGATTGCAACAATACCTTGGAACGGACATGGAGAACAAAATGTTACTCCAGCAGAGTTCATATTAAAAATAAATGA